TATCGCAAAGTTAATACCATCTTGTTCTTCTACAGTTATTACTCTAAAAGTTTGTGCTTCTAACGTAGAACTTTGAACGAGCCAGATACTATTTACATTTGGTGTTGCAGACAGAGCAGAATCCAAACCGATAACTCCACTTGTAACGCTTAGTATATTTTTTGTTTCTACCGATCCATCAGGTAATATCACACTGCACTTTTTATTCGTACCTGTAAAAGTATCAAGATCCTTTGTATTATCAACTGTTATGGCAGTGGTTGTAGCAGATTTTATACGACCACTTCTACGTTCTCCGCCTCTAACTGGATCGTTGACAGAAATAACAGATCCAGGTCTGACTATAGCCCCAGCATCTATTGATGTTGTAAAGCTTACTACCTCAGTTTCCTGTTGTTCACTGAATAGTATTGCCTTACCTAATCTTTGAGCCTGACCACGAGAAGTACAGGCAAATGCTTTTACATCTTTCTTAATTATTCCTAATTTGCTTTGAGCAGTAGTATCTTCTACAACCTCATAATCTATTTCTCTGCTATCCATATTGAAATAGCTGACATTTATTACCGTATGTCTTTGTTTCAAGCTGCTGCCTGAATAACTAAAACCACCCTCACCTACATTTGCCAAACTGAACAGATAACTTGGATCGGTAGGTCTATCCTGTGAAATAGTGACAGAACCCTCAGACCAGATAGGAAAACATCTCATTACTCCTGCCAGTTCATTTATCAAGGTAAATGCCTCTGTTGATCCCTGTATATTTACATTACAACTGAATCTAGCTTCCTGCCCTCCAAAACCATCATCTACTAACTCATTAGCATATTTACTGGCAGCAATAAAGCTAAATAAATCTAGATTGCTGTCTGTGATATGCGTTCCAAATCCGTACCTTTCAGTAGTAAGAAGGTCAAGCAATATTAAGGCAGGACAAGAGCACCATTGAGCAGCACCCATCGTTCCATTAAATATGTAACCACTCGGATAAATTATTCTTCCTGTCTGTAAATCAACAGTGGGAGTACCAGACCCTCCTGCTCCTGCACCTGGGATTCTTACCTTTACACCACGAATACGAAAAGCTCTTTTTGGTATAGAACTAAACTGTTCAGAATCTATTCTTAAATTTGTATAGGCACTGTTTAAATATCTTTGTTTATCATCAACAATTTCACTGATACTTGTCCATGTAAAAGCATCAACAAGATTTGATGATGTGCTATCCGCTGTGACTCTTACAACTCTGATATCAACAGGAAAAGCACCCGTAAAAGAAACACGATATTCTTTTTGGTAGGCATCAGCAGTTCTACCTGTAATCGTGTCATTGATTACGTCTGTAAAACCACCGCTATCGTATTGAACTTGTATCTTTAGATTGACAGAGGAACCTAATAAATCACCTTCATCTGTAGCTTTCTGTAGCTGCGGAAATGTAATCGTAACTTTTGCAGCATCAACAGCAGTATTTGTTATCTGACGAGTGACAGGAGAAGAATTTGTAACTGTAACTCCAACAGCAGTTGTTGATTGACTGCTTTCAATGCCTGGTATATGTTCTTGACTTGACGTTCCAAAACGAGGTGTAAATTCTACGTTTTGAAAATTAAAATCTGCTGTTTGTGGATCTGTATTGCTGGCACTTGCATTGAGAATAGGAGTATCGTTTAGAAATATGTCTTTCAATGCTGCATTGTTATAAGCTGTAGTTCCTTTTGTTAACCCTGCTTTTGATGGAGTGGCAAAACCTTCTATCTCTCCTTCAGACAATAGATCCTGTATTGATGCAAATTGTCTGCTATTTAATGTATCTGGTGCTCTGGTAGGAGAAGGTGGAGTTGGGGGAGGACCACCTGCTCCTCTAATAATTTTATCCGTCATGCTGATACCTGATTTGTGTCGATTCCTGCTGAGATCACCACTGAGCCAGTCACAATTTCTCCATAACAAATTGGATGGCTAGTTCCTGCACGGCTAGTATTTTGCACCCCAGAGAAACTAAATGATATTCTAGGGTCTTGTTCGTTACTAAAATCTTTAGGTTGAGGTTGAGGAAACAACATATTGCTTACACCTTGTAAAAGTAAACCTGTTCCTAAATTTGCTGCAAAATTTCCAAAAACACCTAATTTCAATCCTTCGCCTCCAAAAAGTTTCAAAGCTCCAAAACCACCACCAGAAAAAATAGCACCACCTAATAAAACTGCTCCCAACAAGAATCTACCTGTATTACCTCCAGCACCAGTAATGACAGGAACAATACTAATATCTGACTGTCCTATTGGATTATGTATATCTTCTTCACCTATTTCATAATCATCAACTAATACCTGATAATAACGATCTGCCATGTGTGCTTCCAATCCTGAAAAGTTACTAACTAAAAACCTCATGGCATCAGCAGTAGAAGTAATTACTGCATCTAATTCTTTATGTCCAACAAACTCTGCCAGTTCTCCGTAAAGTCTAACTGTTCTGAGCATAGCGATACCT